CACCCCTTGGCCAATGCCTGGAGATGGGCTTCTAACTGGGCAAGTCCCCCCTGTTGTCCCTATTCAAGCACCTGAACAGTTTGACATCATTAACAAACCAAAGCATTATATGCTAGTTGATGGTGTTGAGGTAAGGGATGTTTGTAAAGCACTAGCAGAAAGAATGCAGGATAAGTATTCAGCTTTCTTTATTTCTGATTACATTCAATTCTTGCAGTATGTCTTACGGTTTGACCAGAAGAATGGAATAGAAGATTTGAAGAAGGCTAAGTGGTATTTGGAGAAGTTAATTGAAAGCAAGGAAAAGGAATAATATGCAAATTGTAAAAACACAGGTATCTTATATTGATCACTTTGGTAATGATGATTCAGTAGTAAATGCAGCTAGAGTAAGTTTTAGTAAAGAAGCTTCAGCTTATACTCCAGAGCAGAATGCAAAGTTAATCCGATACTTAGCTGAACATAACCATAAGTCTTGCTTCAATCATGCTTTTATGTCATTTAGAGTAAAGGCTCCAATCTTCGTAGCTCGGCAATTAGTTAAACACGAATACCTTCCTTGGAATGAAACCTCTCGACGATATGTAGATGATGAGCCTGAATTCTTCGACTTGCAGTGGAGATATCGGCCAGATAAGAGTATTAAGCAAGGCTCAGGAGATGATCTAAGCCAAGAAGACACAGAGAAGGCCGATGCAATCTTTTGGGATCTAGCAGATCACTCTCTAAAGGCTTATAACCAACTACTGGAACTTGGTGTAGCACCTGAGCAAGCCCGCGCTGCTCTACTACTTGACTCGTGTACAGAATGGGTCTGGTCTGGGAGTCTATTTGCTTTTGCTAAGATGTGTAACTTACGACTTGACTCTCACACTCAAAAGGAAGCTACAGAAGTTGCAGAAGAAATTAACAAGAAAGCCTCTGAGTTATTCCCCATCTCTTGGAAAGCTCTGGTCAGTCAGATTTAACTACTAAAACAACAAAACATATGCTATAATCGAGAACTCTTTCGTACCCTCCTTTATAGCATACTCCTGAAAGGAGACGAATATGCTAAATATTATTGCACTAAGTTACATCAGCTTTTCAGAGATTCAGAAGGTAAATCCAAAGGTAAATCCTACTTGGGCTAAGAATAACCTTACTGAATTTCATAGTATTCTAAAAGAACTAGGTATGGATATTTCTGTACCTTATGACTGGCAGGTTAATATCCAGCACAGGAATAGATTTAATGAAGTGGTAACTTGTGATAGGATTGTAGGTAATGAATCAACAAGTAAAGATTGGGTTAACTCTGGGTATGCTTCTCGTGAAGCTATTGATAAAGCCAAGAAATCGAAGCTGTTGATCGACCTTTATAGAATGAAGGGTCTGGTTCAGGGAGAGAATGAATCAATTAATGAAGTGTAAATAAAGGATAATAATGATTAAAACTGTAGTTAAACGCAATGGTAAGAAGGAAGACTTTGATATCCTAAAGGTAAAGCAGAGTATTGCTTTTGCTTGTGAAGGTGTGAAGGTCAACCCTCTAGAACTTGAAAGTAGGATTGACTACTTCGTTCAGAACAATATTAAGACAAGTGAAATTCAAGATAACATTATTCAACATGCTTTACAACTAGCTTCACCAGAAGCTCCAGAGTGGTTGAAGGTAGCTGGTAATGCCTATGCAATGCAAGAGTTGCACAATTTTGAAATTACTCACCAAACATTCTGGGACTTGATTACAAAGAACGTAAAGTCAAATACTTACACGAAAGAACTTTTACAGTTCTATAGTAAAGAGCAGATTGATGAACTTGGGACTTATATTGACTTCAAGAAAGACCTAGAGCATTCTTATGCTTCATTGTTGACAGGTAGGCTAAAATACCAAGCAAAGAATGAACTAAACCAGCACATGCACATGGTTAACGCCATGCGCTTTGGTCAAGCAGAGCCTGAAGAATCTAGAATGCAGTTCGTAAAGGAAACATATGAACTACTATCAAATCGTGAATTCAGTCTTGCTACCCCTTTCATGCTGAACCTACGATCTGCAGGGAATACTTCTTCTTGCTTTATTATTGCAGTAGAAGATGACTTAGATAGTATTTTTGATAATGTACATCGAGTAGCTAAGATCAGTAAGAATGGGGGAGGTGTAGGGATATTCCTAGGTTACCTACGAGCTAAGGGAAGTGAAGTCAACTCAATGCCTAACGCAGCAGGAACAGTTGTTCAATGGGTTAAGATTTTTAATGACACTCTTGTAGCAGTTAACCAAGGAGGACGTAGAGCCGGAGCAGGGACAGTTGCTTTACCTCTATGGCACAATGACATTCTTGATTTCCTTGACATGCAGACTGAGCACGGGGACCAACGAGTAAAGTCCTACGACGTATTCCCTCAAGTAGTAGTGAATGATATCTTCATGCAGAGAGAAGCTGAAAAAGCTCCTTGGTTTACATTCTGTCCTTTTGAAGTTAAAAATGCACTTGGTATTGACATCCGTGGTAAGTATGGTCTAGAATTTACAGAAGCCTACCTGAAGATTGAACAAGCATGTAAAGAAGGTAAGTTAAAGGTCTTCCGTGAAATTCCTAATGCACGGGATCTTCTAAAGCAGATTATGCGAGTTCAGTTTGAAACTGGCTTACCTTACATGACTTTCGTAGATACAATTAATGAAGTTAACCCAAATAAGAATGACGTAGAAGCATATGGTATTCCTTGTGTAAACCTTTGCGTCGAGTCTTTTAGTAACGTAAAGCCAGATGTTTATGGTCATGTATGCAACCTAGGGAGTATTAACCTAGCTAGTATCAAAGATATGCATCATCTAGCTAAGGTGTCTAGACTAGCTTGCCGGATCTTGAATCGAGGGATTCAGCTTACAAAGAACCCAGATGCAATTACGGAAGCTCATAATAAACGCTACAAGACAATCGGTATTGGTACAATGGGTTTACATGACTACCTAGCTCGTGAGTTTAAGAGTTATAATGATACTACCTTATTGTCAGAAATCTTTGAGTGCATTCAATTTAATGCTGCATCTGAATCTGTTGAACTTGCTAAGGAGTTGGGGGTATTTGAAGCCTTTGAAGTGTCAGAGTGGAAGAATGGTAATATGACTTCCAGATACAAGTCTAAATCTTGTGGTAAATACGATTGGGATAAACTACAAGAAGGCATTGACAAGTACGGTATTCATAATAGCCAATTAACTAGTCCAGCCCCAACAACAAGTACAAGTATCTACCAAGATGCATCGGCCAGCATCCTTCCTACTTATTCTGCTTTCTTCAGTGAAAAGAATAAGAATGGTGCTCTGAAGGTTTCATCAAGATTTTTAGCTGAGAACCCTCTAGCTTATGGCAAGGTTCAATCTAAGTACTCTGCCCTGGAGATTATTGATATCACTGCTGCTGCTCAATTCTGGACAGATACAGGTATCAGTATGGAGTTGATCTTTGACCAGAACAAAGAAGGGTTCAATGCTGTTGACTTGTACAATGCTATCGTGTATGCTTGGAAGAAGAAGATCAAAGCTATCTACTACATTCGTTCTTTAAAGGAACGCCAAGAAGAAGCTTGTGTAGCTTGTTCAGGTTAAATCTAATCCTCCTTCGGGAGGTTGAAAGGAAGTATGAAAAAACGCAAAGTATTTAATTCAGAAGGAGATGACCGACCTTCTGAACGAAGTCTAATTAATGGAAACACTACAGGTATTGCAAACTTAAATTCAGTTAAGTACCAATGGGCTGTAAAGCTCTCAAAGATTATGCTGGATAACTTCTGGCGTCCTGAGAAGGTATCCCTGGTAGAAGATAAGACTACGATTAAAGAGCTAACAGCAGATGAACTAGAAGCATACAAGAACACTCTTTCATTCCTGATTGCCCTAGATAGCATGCAGACTGCTAACCTACCGAATCTTTCTGCTTACGTTACAGCACCTGAGATTAATGCAGTGTTTACTATCCAGGAATTTCAGGAGTATATCCACAGTCAGTCTTATCAATATTTACTACAGGAGTTATTTCCTAATCTGGATCGAGAAGAGATTTATAACTACTGGAGAACTAATCCTCTGTTACTAGAGCGTAACAAAAGTATTGCAGATAAATATGAGCAGTTCAATACAAACCCAAATGAACAAACATTCAAGGTTGCCCTTGCTGCTGACTTTGCCTTAGAAGGGATTTTCTTTTATCATGGATTCAATTTCTTTTATCAACTAGCTTCAAGAAATAAAGGCGTAGAGTCTGCTCAGATGTTCAAGTTAATTGAAAATGATGAAGTAACTCATGTATCATTCATGAACTACTTGATTAAAGAGACATTTGATTTCAGCCAACAGGCTGATAAAGACCTGCTTACTATTACAATCTCGGAAGCTGTTGAGCAGGAAATTAAGTGGGGGAAGGAAGTGTACGGAAACCGTATCCTAGGAATGTCAGAAGACAGTACCGAAGCATATGTAAAGTATCTAGCAAATCAGAGATTGAAAGTCCTAGGACTACCTGTGCTTTATAAAGGTTTTAACAAGAACCCCTATGCTTACCTCGATACTGATAAACGTGAAAACTTCTTTGAAACTACAGTAACCGAATACTCTCAGAGTACCGCTGTTAGTGGATGGGATAACTTTTAAAAGGATGCTAATGAAACTACTAAAATTCTCTGCTGATTACTGTGGTCCTTGCAAGTCCCTATCCTCCAACCTGACAAAGCTAGACCTCTCTGGTCTTTCTTTCCAGGAAGTAGACATCGACAAGGAACCATCTCTAGCTCAACAACACAACGTAAGAGGAATCCCTACTCTAATCCTACTAGACTCTGAAGGTAACGAACTTCGAAGGCTAGTAGGTATGCAGAGTATTCCAACTCTAGAAACCTTCCTGAAAGGAAACTAAATGAAAGTACTTGATAAAGCTACTGAATATCTATATGATGAATACCTGAAACTCTGTGTTAAGTTGCACTGGTCCTGGTACTTATTCATTTCAGGCTTTCAAAAGATGGCCTGATAAACTACAGACGTAGAAAAGCCTCCTAGGGATAATTCCTAGGAGGCTTTGTTGTTTGCTGGATTCACTTTTGTAAGAATAACTTAGCTTCTGCTTCTCTTCGTCTAGTTAGGCCCTTCATAACTTTCCCGGATGCTTTATTCCATTTGATAAATTCTTTACTAGCTCCTTCCCAATCTTTAGCTAGAATCTTCTTTCGAAGTGTACTATTCTTTAGATTAGTAGCTCCTACGTTATAAGCAAAGCTCAGGACAGCAGCGAATTTATTATCAGGCTCATCAATCAGGGTAGGACACAGTTCAATTACTTGCCAAGCAAACTGATCAAGTACAATAGACTTTACTCTTGTTGCTTTTTCAAGGCTCCAAATGTCCCCTAACTTGATCTTGTTTCCAAGCTCATCATAAGTCAATCCCCACGCAATTGTAATGGGTAACCCAGAAGGGCTTCCAGGGTCACTGTAGGCTTTAAAACTACCATCAGGTAGGGTAGGGCCAGTCCCCTCAAAAGGAATCAACAGAGAGGCTATACAGAGCTTCTTAGAGGCTTCAAGATCCATATTACTTCCCTTCCTTCATAATCATGTTAGTCTTCCTTACAGATCCATTACTAGATCCATACCAGAAACCAACTACAGTAGCAAATACTACTTTGATGAACTCTAC